TAAAAAGGGCAGGTAAGCGTTGTCTTGCCTACCCTTTTTTGCTATATCCGTGCTGACAGAAAATGTCGTTTTTTGGTATAATAAAATGTAATATTTAAAACAACAAAAACAACTGATATTAAGCTGTTTTATTTCGAATCGTTAATAAATTCGTCAAAAATTAATTTGAAAAAATTTTAGCCACATCTTCGGCGGCTTTCATTCTCATATCATCGGAGTAGTGAATATAGACATTAATAACCGTGCTGACCTCGTCGCCGAGTAAACTCGCTACCGTCTTTATATCGACTCCGTTAGCTAATAACTTGGTTGCGTATGTGTGCCGAAGGTCGTGGAACGTCTTGCCGGGAACGTGCTTACCGATAACTTCCGAAGGGTATGCACTGTATCGCTGAGGGAACAGCGTCGGCGTTTGACTACGGCTCTTATATTCTGCCAACATGTTACACAATACCGGGGGGATTGGTATCGTCCTGTATCCGTTTGCAGACTTCGGCGGCTTAACTCCGCACTTCTTAGCCCCTATCTTATTTAGTTGCTTATTAACGCTTAACGTTCTCTTGTTAAGGTCGATATCTTGCCAAGTCAAGGCAAGCACTTCGCCAAGCCGACAGCCGGTATAATAAGATATGGCGATCATCATGCGGTATCGTTCTTTCACATTATCGAATAATATTTTTATTTCGTCGTCCGTAAAGACGGCGATTTTTTTATTGTCTAATTTTCTTCTGGGAATCGACCTAAACGGGTTTGTCGCAATGATATGATACGGGGATACCGCGTAATTCACAATTGCGGTTAATGCTCGAAGGTGTGAATTAATTGTTGCAGGGGCTTTGGTTGTCCCTTCCAACGCCTTGGAAACGTCTATATGTGATATTTTACGAAGCGGCACATTTGCCAACTCGCGGAAAGAATTAAGTGCGGTCTTATACATGATATGCGTATTATGCGTAAGGCTTGCTTTTTCTCGCAAGTATAACGAAGTGAATTCACCGAGCGTTATATCCTTTAGATTCTCGTCAATTGGCGTTATTTGCGTTTTTAAGGCTTCTATTATCTGCTGCCCGTATTCCTTGGCTTCTCGTTGTGTTTTAAACCCTTGTTTGGACTTTTGCCGCCATTTTCGACCGTCTTTATACGATACTATGACCTGATAGGCGTTGTCCTTCTTACGGGTCGTTATATTACTTTGCATTATCCTCAATCCGTTCTGTAAACTTCTTTAACTCGTGATTGGTTATCAGCTTAATCGGGATATATCCGACCCAAAGCCCAACGCCCGCAATGAAAAAACCAGTTTTTCCGCCGTCTTTGACTAGTACAGAAACCAAAAAACCAATGATGAATGCCGCCAAATATAACGGTAAAATAGACCCGCTATAAAAATCCTTAAATTCTTTTAACATGTCATCACCTCACACGACTTGGCAATAAAATTCAATCCCTTCAGCTTCCGGGATAATATCACTTCGGCGAATCATTTCTTCTATCATGTTTGCTTGAATTTCTCTATTAAAATCATTGCTTACTATGTGGCTCAATTCGTGAACCACTTCTTTTTTTGCCTGTTCTCGTGATAACGCTTTACTTACAATTATTGAATAACTTCCGTCGTCATTTTCTATTACAGAGGCTTTAGCGTAGGGAATAGAAGCAAATATTATATTAATTGTCATTATATTCTTCCTTGGCTTTTAGATATTTAATAAAATTGTACGCTTCTTGCATTTGTTCTTTGGTTAAATCTCTACTTGCACTAAATAAAACTCGTAAGTCTTTATTTGTTCTTAACTCTTCGGCATATTGTGCTGTTTGAGGATTAATATAATAGCCGTCGTTTTCATCGTATGTAGAGGTTTCTTTTTTAGGTTCGTCCCAACCCATTAAATACACCGGCGATACATTGTAGGCTGCGGCAAGCTTTTCCAGTTTATCAGCCGGCACGGCGATATCAGCTTTTTCATATCTTGAAATAGTGGCATTGCTTACGCCTATTAATTTCCCTACTTCATCCATTGTTAAATCTGCCGCCAATCTAGCTTCTTTAAGCCGTCTTGCTAGTCCTTGTTTTTCTTCAGTAATATCTTGTCCCCAACGGTTCTTTGCTGACATATTTATTACTCCTTTATAACAACCCGACGATAATTTAATGACAATATAGCCCATTTCTGCCTAACCGTCAATGTTTTTTACATTAAATTAAAAAATTCTGCCTAAAAGGTATTTACATTGTAACAAAACCGTGATACAATGAACTTGCCTTTAAGGCAGAAAGGAGAAAACAATGAAGATACAAGCGGATAGAATCCGCGGGGAAATCGTTGCCCGTGGATTTAAACAGAAAGACCTTGCAAAGGCACTTGGTATAACGGCTCACGCCTTCCAATACCGTTTAAAAACTGGGCGTTTTAATTCTGACCAGTTGTATACGATTGCCAAAATGCTCAAATTGGAAAACCCTTGGCAAATTTTTTTTGCTGAAGACATTACCTAAAAGGCAGAAAAGAGAAAAAACATGAGAGAAAGAAGCATTACGTTTGGTTGGGCGGGGTTTCCCGCTGAACATGCCCAATCATTAAGAAGAAAAATTGCCGCGGCATGGGCAAGACGGCACAAGGCAACAACAACGCCTAAATTGATAAGGCACCTTGTCAGAGAATGCCGCATTGCAGACGCTGAAGCGGTGAAAGAAGCGGCAGTATGAACGCCGTAATGACGGCGAAGGAAGTGGCTGACTTCTTTCAAATCTCCGTAAATGCGGTTTACGCAATGCGGAATGAAGGGAAACTTCACGCCTTGGAAGTTCCTGGGCTGCGGTTCTCCCGTGAAGAGGTTGAAGCGTTCGCAACGCTCAGAGTTGAATATTCGGCTACAGGCTACAGAAGATTGCAAGCAGAAGTAAACAGGCTACAGGACGAAAACGCCGAGCTTAAACGGCGAATTAAAAAGATTACAAGTGATTTGCTTGTGATTAGTAGTGATATTTAGGAAGGAGTTGAAAACGATGACTAGAGGACTCACACAACCGCCCGCATGGGTAAATTCCCGCCACGGGCTGACGGAAGGAAAGGCGATCCGTTTCGCGGAAGAAAGCGAGGTAACGGAATGGACGGAAACGACAGCGTTATGGCTGTTTATTGGCGGCATGATTATCTTCGCAGCAGCACTGTAAAAAAGAAAAGAGCCGTGACGGCGGCAACCGACACGACTCAGGGTAAATGACCTATAAGGAGTATAGCACATGGACAATGAAAAGGAAATATTAAGGCGGTTGGAAGTCATAAAGACAATCGCAAACAAACTTAGCAGCGATAGACTCAGCACCAGAGATTTGACAGAAACATGGAAATGGATTATTTGCGACCTTGGCGACGACCTTATCAATATAAGGGTAGAAGCCGACGTTATCGGATTTTTGATTAAAGGAGAGAACAAATAATGGCTACTTTATACAACATCAATCAGGAATTACTTAACTGCATTACGGTAGAGGATGGCACGACGGTTAACACCGAAACAGGCGAGGTTATCGATGTAGCCGCATTGGAAGCCTTGGAGCTTGAACGGAGCGAAAAGATTCGTAATATTGCCCTTTGGATTAAGAATTTAAAATCTGACGCAACCGCACTGGACGCGGAAGAAAAGGCGTTTAAGGCAAGAAAAGACGCGGCGAGGCGGAAGGCCGAACAGTTAAGCGGCTACCTCGCAAGCGTCTTGAACGGCGAAAAGGTGACAGGCACGGACTTCGCTATCTCGTGGCGTAAATCGACAGCCGTCAACGTGACCGACGAGAAGGCATTGCCGCCTACATTCCTTGTACCGCAACCGCCTAAGGTTGATAAGACGGGAATTAGTAAGGCGTTAAAAGCGGGCGAAGCCGTAACGGGTGCGGAACTCGTCGAACGGCAGAACATGACAATTAAATAGAGGTGACACAGATGAGAGAAATACCGTTATTGACGGCTAATGATGTTGAGTGCCGCATAAAGAAGATAACGAATGAAGGGGCAGTTCTTTTGTTGTACAAGACGGCAAGGGTAGATATGCGTATTCTCGACGAGGTGTACGGGTCAATGAATTGGCAACGACACCACGAGGTGATAAACGGCAATTTGTTCTGCACTATATCCGTATGGGACAGCGAAAAATCCCAATGGATAAGCAAGCAGGACGTAGGGACAGAAAGCAATGCCGAAGCGGAGAAGGGACAAGCGTCCGACGCTTTTAAGCGTGCCGGATTTGCTTGGGGGATTGGCAGAGAACTCTATGACGCTCCGTTTATCTGGATATCTGGGAAGGTCAGCAAGTACGACCGCTTCCATGTAACTGATATCCAGTATGACAGAGAGAAGCAAGAGTTTACCCGTCTCACGATTTGCGACGATAAGGGCAAAGAACGGTATCGCCTGAACGGAACAAAAACGGATCGCCAGAAGGCTAAAGAACCGACAGAAGAAGAACGGCGGCAAAAGGGGATTGCGGAAATCGCTAAACTTGTCAAGAAACACAAAGCAGAACAGCCGTTTATTGATTGGCTCAAAGACACAATGAAGGCTGAAAGCCTGGACGGGCTAACGGTCGAACAGCTTGGAGCCGTTTATAAAGGCTTCAAGAAATGGCTTGAATCATGAAATTTACAACGAAGGGAATACAGGTAATTAAGTCTTTCGGAGTCGGTCTATTTATTCCGTCTCCGAAAGACAACGAATTATCACAGATAGACGAATCACAAGAATATACGGTAGAGATTAGAAAAGTATGCAAAAAAAGAAGCCTAAACGCTAACGCTTTTTGTTGGGTTCTTTGTCAGAGAATCGCGGAGCATTTAAGCCGAGATGGTCAGTATTCAAGCCGTGAAGACGTGTACCGCAAGGCAATAAAGGACTGCGGACACTTCACGCCGATACCCGTACGAGCCGAAGCGGTTGAGAGATTCAAGGCAATATGGGCGGCTCATGGTATTGGTTGGATTACCGAGGATTTAGGCGAAGCGAGGAAGGCAAAAGGGTACAGGGTACTTGCCGCTTATCATGGGTCAAGTACCTATGATACCGCCGAGATGACAAGGTTAATTGACTGCTTGGCTGATGAGTGCAGCCAACTAGGCATACGGCTTGAACCGCCTGAATACATGCAATCACTCATAAATGACTGGGGGCATACCGATGATAACAAATCAGTACGGAACGTATAAGGAACACGGACACCGACACACACGGCTATACAACATATGGAGCGGGCTTAAAGCACGGTGCAATCGCAAGAGTAACCCCGATTACGCAATCTACGGAGCAAGGGGCATAAAGGTATGCGACGAATGGAACGACTTCATAGCCTTCTACGCTTGGGCGATTGCGAACGGATACGGCGAAACGCTCACAATCGACCGTATCGACACGGACGGGGACTATTGTCCGAGTAATTGCCGGTGGGTGACATGGAAAACGCAAGCGAATAATAAGCGAAACAATCACATGATTACATTCCGCGGAAAACGGGCAACCCTTCAGCAATGGGCTGACGTGGTAGGGATTAAGGCAAACACCTTGCTCTACAGACTCAAAAGAGGTTGGAGCATAGAAAGGGCGTTAACGACATGAACAAGAACACTAAGCAAGATAGGGAATTGTTCCGCAAGACAAAGCGGCAAGCGATTGAGAGAGACGGCAATTGCTGCGTAATCTGCGGCAAATACGGGTGCGACGTTCATCATGTTGTATTCCGCAGCCAAGGCGGCAAGAGTACTCTTGATAACCTTGTGTGCTTGTGCCGGGATTGTCACAACGACAAGGCACACGGAGCGAAGGCGAAGGAGTACAGAACAATGTTCAAGTTATATATAGCTAGGAAAGGAGAATGAAAATGACAGGAGAAGAAAAGTACAGATTCTTATGCCGAATGATTAAGAAAATGCCTGATATGCGAAACATAGACGCAACAAACCCCGAACCTGATGATGATTTTGAACTTGGGTTTTCGGCGTTCTACGACAATGTAATTACGGTGATTGAGTTGATAGACAACGAGGGAAGCATAAATGGGGATTAAACGAGTAGTAGACACGTCCTTCTGGACAGATGATAAAGTGCTTGAGTTTACCCCTGAAGACAGGTACTTCATGCTCTACCTCTTGACCAATCCGCATACGACGCAACTAGGTATTTACAGTATTTCGCCGAAGGTAATGGCGTTTGAACTGGGGTATTCCGTCGATACCGTGGAACACCTGTTACAGAGGTTTGAAGGGAAGTACAACGTCATCAAGCGAAAAGACAACGAAATTGCCATACGCAACTACCTTCAATACGCAATTATGAAGGGCGGCAAGCCTGTTCTTGATTGTCTTGTTAAGGAGTCGAAGAACGTCAAGCATTACGAGTTATTGCAGTGGATTAAAGAAAAAAACGAGAACAAAGCGAGCATAAACGAAACCGTTCGTGTGTTCTTGTCCGAAAACGTCCGCAATGACAATGACAATGACAATGACAATGACAATGACAATGACAATGACAATGACAATGACAATGACAATGAAGTATCGTACCACGATACGTACCACGATACGTACCACGATACGTACATTCAAATTGTTGGAATGTTGAATGAGACAACAGGCAGTAACTACAAGGCAACAAGCAAGAAGACGCAAAGCCTTATAAGAGCAAGATTGCTTGATGGCTTTACTGTCGATGACTTCCAAGCCGTCATCACGAAGAAAGCGAAAGAATGGCAAGGCACTGACATGGCACAGTATTTACGACCGGAAACGCTGTTCGGTACAAAATTTGAAGGGTATTTGAATCAACCCGAAGTGAAGAACAATAGGCGATCGCCTACAAGCCGAGCAGAGCAAGAACGGCAAGAAGCAATAAACGTTGTGAATGAATTAATTGCAGAGTACGAAGAAGAGGAGCGACAAAATGGACAAAGTAAACACGACGAAAGCAATAGCACCGCTTCAATTGGCTTTTAAGGGTGCATTAGAAAAAGACCGGCTACAGTTCTACGTCATGATGTTATCGGACATACCGCCCCAAATACTTGAAGTGGCAGTAAAGAAGCTGATAATGACGAACAAGTTTTTGCCTTCAATCGCAGAGATAAGAGAAACAGCGTACGGCATTAAGGGAACAATAAGCGGAACGGCTGCACCCGACGAATCGGAAGCCTGGGGCGAAGTGGTTAAGGCGATACAGTCCGTTGGGTATTACAGAAAGCCGAAATTCAGCCACGAAGCCATAACAACAGCCGTCAATAATATCGGATGGCAAGATATATGCACGACTCCGAACGACGGGATGAACACGCTACGGTCACAGTTCAGACGGGCGTATCAGTTAGCGGCACAACGGCAGAAAGATAACCGAGATAACGCGGTGCTTGGTATAAGCCCGAGCAACGAGAAGTTAAAGCAGTTGACGGGGAACCTTGTGAAGAAGTTGAGTTAATTCAATTTATAAATGAACTGAACGAGTTGAGAGGAGAAAAAGCAAATGTCATTCATAAAATTTGGCGAGTATGAACCGGAAGATGAGGTAATAACCACTGATGTGTACAATAAACCTGCCATGCAACATATTTATTTATTTGCAAACGGGTACGGAGCAAGTGTAATTCGGAATAGCTACAGTTACGGACATGAGTACGGGTTATATGAACTAGCCGTATTAAAAGACGGCAGGTTGTGCTACAGCACACCGATTACAAGCAACGTTATTGGGTATTTGACTGCTGATAAAGTAGCCAAGCACTTAAGCCAGATAGAAAAACTGCCGAAGGAAGGAGAATAGGCATGAAAAAGACAGAAAAGCGGTACATGACAATAAAAGAAGCTATGGAGTATACGGGCATGGGCGAAGTGACGCTATGTGGAATCCTGGCAGATATTGACGTATACCCGGTACAGCCTTGCGGATACGGAACACGGCGGTTCATTGACAAGGAAGATATTGATGAAGCGTTCCGAATCCTGAAAGACAAGGAGCGAGTTATACGACACACACGAAGCGGACGGCACCCGTTTTAATGAGGTGCATAGACTGCGGCGAGTGGCATGACGGCGATGGTGATTTATGCCCTTCGTGTCGTAAGAAATATGCCGAGAGACTAAAGGAAAAACGGGATTGTTGGATATGCCCTATATGCGGCGGTTCTGTACGGTTCAGCTACTGGGCGAGAAAGAAAGACATATTGAGCAGAAAAATATGCTGTAGCCCGCATTGTAGCGATATTTTAAGGGCATTAGAAGAAAAGGAGAGCTAAAAATGAACATTGTACAACTGGAAGGCAATTTGGCAAGAGATATAGAAATCAGCTTCACGAAGTCGGGAATGGCGGTAGCCCGTGGAAGCGTGGCATGTAATCGCCGGGTAAAAGACGGTAGTGAGTGGAAAGATGTTGCGGACTTTGTTCCGTTCGTCGCCTTTGACGCCTTAGCCGAAGGCATGAACGAATGGACTAAGGGTACACGGGTTTGGGTAGTTGGACGGTTCTCGACAACAAAATACGAGAAGAATGGAGAAACCCGCTACTCTTCGAATGTAGTCGCTACAGGAGCGGGAACGGCGATATTCCCGTTCAAGAAGAAGGACGGAAATAATTCAGGATTCAACGGATTAGGAACGGAAGTGGACAAAGAAATTCCCTTCTAGTATTGAAAAATTTGAAAATTTGGCACTTCTGACGAGTTTTAGAACAACGGACGATAAAATTACCGTACAAAACTCTAAAACTCGTTAGAAGCCAAAATACGACGAAAAAGGAGTAAATAAAAATGGACAATAAAAACGAACGCGACGAAATCATGGAACTCGCGGAAGAAATGATGAAAGAGTTCGGATTAACCGAGACGAATCTACGGAATCCGATTAACGGACAGATTGAGGAGTCGGACGAGGTTCATAAGCCTAACCATTACAACTGGAGAGGGATTGAGTGCAAAGACGTTATACGGCAGCTATTAGGGGCCGACGGATATAAACGATATTGTGAAGGGAACGTTATCAAGTATCTGTATAGATATACACACAAGGGTACGCCCACAACGGACATTGCAAAGGCTGCAGAGTACTTACGAATGATTGCAGAAGAGGAAGCGGGGGAATAATAATCATGATTATAATCGCTGACGAAATAGTGATATCAACACGTGATTGTAGAATATGCACAAACGCCAGTTGTGTTCAAGTATTCGAAGATGGCTATATTCATGATATTAGGTTTGATGATGAAAAAATAGTTAAAACGGCGTTCCAATTAATTAAAGAAGAGGTAAAACGGCAATTATCTTCTTGCCCGTGCGAAATTGTTATTGATATTAGCGAAATTAGGGAAAGAATCAAAACAAAAGGAGATAAGTATGAACGGATTTGAGCTGATCGGCTATGTGTGCAAGTCGGTAATGTTCTTAGTAACGGGCATGATTCTGATTATGATATACGCGGAGATGAGTAACCGATGATACGAAGCAAAAAGACAGTAATAGACGGGATAACGTTTGATAGTAGAACGGAAGCGGAGTATTACGAGTATCTAAAGAGTCTTGAGAGAGATAAAAAAATATATCGGCTTCGCTGTCATCCTACGTTCATATTACAAGAAGCGTTTGAACGATACGGGAAGAAGTACAAGGCAATTAAGTACACAGCCGATTTCAAATACTGGAACGAAGAAAAAAAAACGCATGTAATTGTAGACGTGAAGGGCTTTGCGATGGAAGACGCAAAGTTGAAGCGGAAAATGTTCGCGTATAAGTACCCGTTATATAAACTCGTATGGGTCGCAAAATCTAATAAGTATAGTGAAACAGGATGGATTGATTACGACGAATTACAGAAGTTAAGACGGAAGGCGAGAAGGGAGCGGAAAGAATGAGAAGCGAGCAATTTTTGATGGCTTGCAAAAAGGCACGGCAATTACAGACCGTAACACATAAGATAAATAAGCACATTTCGGCACTTAAATATTACCCGGAAAATGTCCGCGACGAAGTAGAAGAAATAATAGAAATGGAATTACTAGAACTTGAGCGGGCGTTAACACTGGTGGAAGAATTAAGATTGAAACTCAATAAAAAGGTAAAAGAAAACGAGGACTCAATAATTCACGGGGAATACAGACTTGCCGATTTAACACTTCAGGCGAAGAAACAAAGACGAGAAGAAAAACGAATGGAGCGGAAAAAATGGCGAGAAAAAACAAAAGACGACACTATCAAGCTCATCGTATTGTAATCATAGGGAAAACGGCGGAGAAGAAAGGCGAAAGACCTAAGCCCGTGTCTCGGTGTGCGTTTTGTGGCCGTCCGTTGTTCCGTGAATCCGCATGGCACTGGATATACGACGAGTTCGGGCAACGGGTGAAAAAGTGCAACAATGAATCACTATGCAGAGAGTGCAGAAGTCAAGAAGGCGAGGACGCTTATATTACAGCAGTTACGGGAAGGAGACCGAGACATGACGATGAAGAAGTACACGAAACGGAAGCCTGATATAGTAAGGGCAATTCAATTTACGGGCGAAAACGCAGATGAGATATTGATAGAGTTTTTCGGGAGTTGCGAAACTTTTTCGCTCAACGTCACGTGGGAAACAGGTAGGAACGGCGGGCGTGTGAAAGGACTTACGCTAAACAGTGATTATGTAGTAGACTGCGAGCTTTTGGAAGGGGATTATCTCGTAAAAACTATGAGTGGGGAGCTTATCGGTTACAGCGAAGATAGATTTTTGGAATTATACAAGGAGATAGAATGATAGAAAAAATATTAATTCGATTAGGAACAGCAATTGCAATCTTAGGGGCGATTGGTGCAATTGTAACGGTTCATGTACAGGCATATGACAAATTTCAGCTGTCTGATTTCGCACTCTTTATAACATCGTTTGATTTCTGTTTGGGTGTAATACTGGTGTGTATTGGGGAAGCAAGGAGATAGAATGAACGGACGTGAATATCTTGAGTATGTGAGAAGTTTAAATGTCAGACTAAGAATAAAAGAAGATCGCATTGAGCAACTACGCAAGGATATATGTACTTTGCAAGCGATTGATTATAGTAAAGACAGAATAAGTGGAACGAGTTCATCAGACATAAGCGATAAGATTATCCGGCTAGATGAGCTTATAAGTAAGACTTCTACAGAATGGGATAGACTAATCGACGAACGTGAACGAGTGGAACAATTAATTAATTCGCTATTCGACGTATATGAGCGACGAGTATTACAGTTACGGTATGTGTACTGTAAGGGTTGGAACGCGGTTGAAGACGGACTAAACATGTCGCACAAACAGACCTTTAGAGTTCATAAACGGGCATTACTTCATTTTAATGAACTCTATAGAAGAGGACATAAGATGACACAATATGACACTGAATGACACAACCAAAGTATGATATAGTGTATATGTAAAAAGTAGGGGATGAAGTTCATGCGTGAACTATTCCGAGGAGACAGCTGCGGCGAGTCTCAACCACTAATTCTATATTTATTTACAGGTCGGGGCGGTCATATTGGCCGCCTTTTGCCGTAAAAAAATAAGCCCTCTTAATTGAGGGCTTTTATATTTAAACGTCGTAGAACTCACATACTTCGGTCGCTGTAAACGGTATAACTAAGCCAATGGAAAGAAGGTGAGAGTATATGAATGAAGAAAAAAAGAGTGAAAAATTAAATCCGAAGCAAGAGAGATTTGCTATTGAATACATTAAAGACATGAATATGACAAAAGCAGCGGAAAGAGCGGGATATAGCAAAAAGAGTGCGATAATGCACGGCTCAAGATTGCTTACGAATGCTAAAGTACGGGAAAAGGTCGCAGAACTAGAAGCAGAAGTAAAAAACGAAGCGATCGCAACGGCTCAAGAAGTTGAAGAGTTCTTGAGTGCAGCAATGCGGGGCGAGTTGACTGAAGAAAAGAGCTATATAAGCGACGAGAAGAAGAAAGAGCGACGGATCGCGATGAAGGAAAGAATAAAAGCGGCTGAACTCTTAGCGAAACGTTACGCGTTGTTGACAGAAAAGACGGAGTTAAGCGGTAAAGACGGACAGCCGATTGTTATAGAGTTCTCACATATGCGAAGAAACGAAGATACAGAATAGTTTTATATACATATGTAAGGAAAACGAAAGTGTTGGAATTGATAGAATTATTCCTTGAAGTTGCATAAAAGTATCGTATAAGCACAGGATAGAAGAAGAAAAACGGAATAAATATGAATATTACAATCGATTACATGCCGAATATGCGGCAAGATGAATTTCATATGTGTAACGCTCCGTACGCGGTTTATGGCGGTGCAAGAGGCGGGGGAAAGACTAAAGCCCTCGTCATGGACTGTCTCGCGTACTGCTTAGAGCATAGCGGCTGTAATGCGTATTTGTTCCGTGAGACATACCCGAACTTAGAAGCGAACGTAATAAGAGAATGGAAGCGTTCAGTACCGAGAGAACTTTACGAATATTCGGAGCAAAAACACATTGCGACACTAATAAACGGATCTAAAGTATTATTCCGATACGTACGTACTGAAAAAGACGCGGAAACATACCAAGGTCAAGAGTTCGACTACCTTGGTATTGACGAATTGACAAAGCACACGGAGCGAACGGCCGAGTTATTAACTGCATGTCTTCGTTCATCTCGCGGCTTTCCTGTCCGCTTCCGCGGTTCGTGTAATCCAGGCGGTAAGGGACATGGGTGGGTTAAGCGTAAATACGTAGAAGCGACGGAATACGGCAAGCATGAAGTTATCGACAAGACAACGGGACTAGAAAAGATGTTTATACCCGCACGTGTATATGATAACGACGTTCTTATGAAGAACGACCCGAATTACGTAAAGCGTCTTGAAGCACTGCCGGAGCAAGAGAAGAAAGCGTTTTTATATGGAGATTGGGATGTATTCATCGGCCAAGTCTTCACCGAGTTCAACAGAGATAAACACGTAGAAGAACCGTTTACAATTCCTGACGATTGGATAAAAGTCCGCTCGATGGACTGGGGATTTTCTAAGCCTTTTTCCGTACATTGGTATGCGATTGATTACGACGGTGTTGCCCATTGTTACAGAGAATATTACGGCTGCACAGGCGAACCTGATGAAGGGTTGAAACTTACACCCGATGAAGTGGCTGCCGAGGTCGTTAGGCTATCAGGCAATGAACGATATGCGTATGACGTAGCGGATAAGGCGATTTGGCAAAAAGATGACCGTATGAAATGGAGTATTCAGGGTGAAAGCATAGCCGAGATTTTTGAACGCCACGGGATTTGCTTCACTCGCTCTAATTCTGAACGTATTGCGGGTAAACTTATGGTCCATCAATACTTAAGAGAAGTAAAAATAAAATTCTTCTCGACGTGTAAGCATATGTTAAGGACGCTTCCCGAACTCGTATACGATGAATCGAAACCTGAAGACGTAGATACAACTCAAGAAGATCATGCATATGATGAGTTGCGGTATTTCTGTATGAGTAGACCGATTAAACCGACACGGCCGAAGAAGGAATTTAGCGACGGGTATAAAACGATAGACGATAGCGAAGAGGTGACAGCATGGGGGATTTAAAAAGCTTTGATATAGAAGCGGCTAGACGAAGGGTAAAAAGTGCGTTAAGTGCTACTAGCGATTGGCGAGACCGAGCCAAAGAAGATTACGAATTTATGCAAGGCAAGCAATGGGCTGACGCGGATTTATCACGCATGAAGAAGGCGGGAAGACCGGCAATTACGATTAATCGGATCCGACCCGTTATAAATCTTCTTTGCGGATATGCAGCACAAAACGAAACGGAACCCGACTTTCTTCCGAGGTCTGAAGAAGACGATAGAATAAGCCGAGTTGCCAAAGGGATTACTAAGTATTGCTTAGACCGTGCGAATTATCAGCGAACGAAAAATAAATGCTTCAGAGATAAAGTAATATGCGGACTTGCGAATTACTGGATTACGTATGATTTCGATTACTCACGGCTTGACGGGACTATCAAGATTGACAGAGTAAGCCCGTTTGACGCATTTATAGACCCTGAAAGCCAGCAAGAAGACTTGAGCGACGCTCAATATTGCGGCCGTTATTCGTGGGAAAGCCCTGACAAACTACGGCAAATATACAGCGATAAGCAAAAGGAAATAGACACACTACAACACAAGCTAGATAGCACTGAAACAGCCGTTGACACGATAAACACGGAAAAACTTTGGTATGACACTGACTTTAAGAAAGTACGAGTTGTTCAGTATTGGTATAAAGAGTACAAAACGCAAGAAGTCTACATGACCAAAGAAGGCGTTGTTACAGAAGACAATCCGCTATTTATACAGCTCAAAGCGACGGGAACGCCACCGACAACGATACCGAAGACGGTTATACGATATGCGACGTTTTGCGATGATGTTTTACTAGAAGAAGGCGAAAGCCCGTATAAACATGGCAAATTCCCGTTAGTGCGTGAATATTGCTACTACACGGGAGAACTGTCAGACGCCGAGTTAGAACCCGCGGGAGTTGTTCGAGATATAAAGGACGCACAGAGGGAACTAAACAAAAACCGCAGTCAACGTATGCACATTGTCAATCAACAGTCGCTAGGCGTTAAGTTCTGGACTGGTGTCGTTGATGAGCAGTTAAAGAAAACGATAAAAGAAAAAGCAACAACGCCCGGAGCGAACATATTCTTACCGAACGGCGTGAGCTATCAAGATGGTACACCCGCTTATGACAGTTCAGCGAATATAAATCTTGAGCAGCAATCAAGCAATGATTTTTACTCTATTAGCGGCATAACGCCCGAATCGTTAAGCGGTAGCGTTGGAGCCATGAGCGGCAAGGCGATCGACTTACGTCAGTCAGTAACGACGGTGCAGACAGCGGGAATATTCGACCAGACGAAGGAAACAGAACGGCAGATTGTTCAGCTTCTTTGGGGTGATAAGAATGCTGAAGGACTTATCCCCCAGTTCTATAACCAAGATAAAGTAATGCGGATACTGGGTGATGACGGGCAGAAAGAATTTATACAGATTACGCCGAATTTAGGGCAACCTATGCAAGAACAGTTTGCAGTTGACCCGACAACAGGAATGCCGAAAACAGACGAAGACGGCAACCCGATTAAGAAGATATTATATGACCTTTCTTGTTTTGATTTTGATATTGTCATTACGACTTCTCAAGCATCCGCAACGGCACGACGGGCAAACTTGTATCAACTTCTTGAAGCGAAGAAATCGGGCGTTGATATTCCTATGGATATTATTCTCGACTTCATGGACTTCCCTGAAAAAGAAAGTGTTAAGAAACGTATGCAAGAAGCGGCAGAACAACCGAATTTGCCCGATGTACGTATAAATGGACGGCTTGCGGATTTACCCGCAGAAGCGTTAAGCACAGCCCTTTCAAGCATAGGCGTACAAATGTCTCCTGAAGAAATATTGCAAGAACGGCTTGCCATGAAAGGCTATGCACCGCCGCCGCAGATACAACAACCGCAAGGCGTACAACAAGTAGGGCAAGACATGCAACAAATGCAGTTATTACAAAATATGCAACAATTCTAAAAGGTAAAAACAGACCTGGACACGTCTATAAACTGTCCCCTCCTTTTCTCGTCCTTAGCAAGACGTTAAACGGCTAATTGTAAACCACATTCGCCCGGCAACGGCGTTAAACTGCAATTATATTTTCGTCCGGCAATGACGTTAAACGGCAGAAAGGATATTACTATGGATAACAATGAAATGGTTAATGCTGAAGAAATGGGCTTTACTCAAGAAGATTTAGAGGTCGTGAAAGATGAAATGGAACAGGACAAACCTGAAGAATCTGACAGTAAAGAACCCGAACCGCAAGAAAGCGGCGAAAAGCCTGAACAGCCTGAACAGTCTGAAGAGTCTGAAGACCAGGATGATCAGGCTAAAGAAGCTGAAGGCGAAGAACACGCCGAAAATTTAAAGGCGGCACTTGCTCAAGAACGGGCAAGACGCAAAGCGGCTGAAGAACGGGCAAGAACATTACAGGCACAGCAAGCACCCGTTACATTACCTGAACAGGAAATAGCTAATATCCGAGATTTTGCAAAACAAGAAGCGTTAAAACGATTAGGGGTAAAGGCTGAAGACGTTGAAGGGTTAATGTATGAAGATGAACAGAAATACAAAGACCTTTTGAGACTACAGACGCAAATTGAGTATGTAGTTTCTAACCAAATGCACAGCCGATACGACCAGATACAGAAGAATCAGACGTTTGTGAATGAAATAAAATCACTCCCGAACTTCAATGAACTGTATCAAGACGGTGTAGAAGCCCTTAACGAAATGACACTGAAAGACGCAAGACCGATTAACGACGCATTCGCCAATATTGACAACGGTGAAGGAACGGAAGCGGACTTTGAAATCGTCCGTAAATTCGTAAAAGAGTTACAGGATAAACGGGCGGCAACAACCGTAAAGGATAGCCCGTTAAATGTGGCCAAAACCTTACCGAAGGCGGGAGCGTTAAGCGGTGGCAACAACACACCGCCGAAGTTAAGCGATGAAGAAATTTTAGAAGCGTATCAGAACGGAGAGGCGGACAAGCTCCCCGAAGATGTACGTAAGTATTTTGATAATTTACTTGAATAAGGAGAATACACATGGCAAACGAAATTCAAATTCCCGCTAATTTAATACCGAAAGTATGGGCTGCGAAAGTATGGACGGAAGGCGTTAAAGCGTCTTATTTCGACAAGTTTACAGACGCAAACGGCAACAATGTAATTCACAAGAACGTTAAATTAAAAGGCGTTAAAGGTGACAAGGTATACTTTGGCCTTGCAATGAACCTTACGGGTGACGGTATCAAGGGCAATAATACACTTGACGGACACGAAGAAGAATTACACATTTACGATTTCGCTGTTCCCGTCGAACTCGTTCGTAACGCTGTCGCTCGTTTTGTGGCGGACGATCAGAAAAGCCCGTACGAAAACCTTCAGATTATTAAACCGGCTCTTCAGCAGTGGGTTACGGATTGGCTTGACGATACCTTCATTAAGAAGTTAACCGCTTCCCCGACAACTGGAGAAGTTATTTTTGCTTCGGCTGCAGGCACTGAAGCCGGCACGACGGCAAACGATAAATTAACGTGTGCGTTGATTTCTCGTGCTAGACGTAAAGCAATGCTTCACGCTCCGAAGGTGAACCCTGTAAAAGTAGACGGGCAAGACCGCTACATTATGTTAGTTTCGCCGTGGGCGGCTAAAGACCTTAAAACGGATCCCGTATGGGTTCAATCTCAAGCACAGGCAAACGTCCGCGGCCGAGAAAATCCGATTTTTACGGGTGCGTTAGGCGAATACGACGGCGTTATCCTGTACGAATATGAACGTATCCTTAACACAACGACAGGGTCAAGCAGTGCCAATGTATGCCATAACTTGTTGCTTGGCAAACAAGCTGCGTGCTTTGGCGTTGCTAAGGAAGCTACTCCGATTAAACAGGTTAGCGACTATGGTAACCGTGAAGGTAACGGCATTTCCTTGTATGCGGGGATTGAAAAATCGAAGTATAACGGCAAGGATTACGGCGTAATTCAAGTTATTACGGGCGGAACAGTAGAAAAATAATGAACGCAAAGGACAAAGGGGGAAGGGCTAACCTTTCCCCTTATTCTTTTATGAGGTGTATATGAGAGTTAGAGATTTAATTAATAGGGCGTATATGCAAGTTGGCGATACGTCACAAGAGACATACACGCCTTATCAGTTTTTAGAGTTTTATAACGAGGGTAACCAGTTACTAAACACGCTCATGGGAAAATATTGCCCTAGCCTTGGAGTTGCTACGTATGAAGATAGAGGAGTCGGGCAAATTTTTCTACCTAATCAGTGTGTGGCAATTAGAAAGGTTACGGCAGACGGGCAAGAGGTTGACGGGTATCAGGTTCTAAATTTACAAGACATACGGTTTAAAGCAGATAAAGAACAAGCTATATCCGTTGATTATGTGCCGTCGGCAGAATATAAAAAATTCGATGATAACAGTAATTACCCGGCTGAACTTGAAACTCTTTTAGTTGATTATATGGTTGCCCGCATTATGAACATAGATGTATCGGGAATTACAGGAAGCATGATAGAGATTTTACGGTCGCTTAATAACAGTACTGATAGTGAAAGCGGCTACGTTCTTTCTAAGGGGTATTTTAATTATGACAGTACAAGAATTGATTACACTGATTAGTGTAGAAAGCAATGAGATACTGGACGATAACAACGACTATATTCAGTATATAAACGCTGGCATTGATTACCTCTCTATGATACTGGTTGCAATCCGTGATAATGAAGTGGTTAAGAGTATGACAATAACTAACAATAGCGACGTTCCTACCAACTTTATGGGGTTCGTGCCTAAAAGTGGGTATCCCGTACGGATTGTAAACGGACTGTTCTTAACGTATGACGGCGATGACGTGCAAGACGTGTTTTACAGTATTCGCAAGAACCATATAAACTCTATGGATTCGGCAGTCCCGTTTAGTGAGTTTTTCACATCGTATCTTGTGCAAGTTGTTTCATTTCTGATTAAAAAGAAGTCGCTAATGATTGATTACGCTAATTATGATAAAGGGTTTATTGACCACTTGACGGAGTTAATCAAGGCGGCTAGAGGGCTTACATAATGGGCGAGAGAGCAATAGCAAGTACAAACGGATATAGGCTTGGCCTTGACTGGAGCAACCCGCCCGAAGGGATTGATATACAGGCACTCACTCAAGCGATGAATTGCGAGTTTGATAGAACGGACAACGCCTTAAGAACGGTATCAGGGGTAACCATTGCGTATGACGCGGGAATGTCGATAGACACATTGTATTACGATGTGTATCGGCACAAGTGGTACTTTACACACGGAATAGAATTGTATGAAACAGATCTAAAAACACGTAAGCGATTAGGAACACTCACGGGACAGCACAAGCCGAAGTATCACGCTTACAGCGGTGATATTCTCATCGCAAGCGGCGGGAAACTACAAGCCATAAGCGGCACGGGGGAATTATCAATGGTAGACGGTTCTCCGTCTTGTGAGATTGTAAGCAGCCATGCGGGGCGTGTTCTCGTTGCGTCTATTTATTCACATCGGCTGACGTGGTCGGCTATTGGCGATTATCACAGTTGGGAGAACAATAAAAATGACAGCTCAAGCGGGCAGTATTTAGACGTAGGGTATAAAGACAAGGGGGCAATAGTTGCCGTCGATTTTCTTGCACGTGCAATTATTGTATATAAGGAATACGGCAAGGTTTATCAAGTTGTTGGAACGCCTGACGAGGGGAATTTATCCGTATATCCTTTGTCTAGCACGGGGTTTTGTAGCGGGTCGGCGATTAACATAGACGCCCGCAGCTACTACCTTGGAGAACAAGGCTTGATGTCGTTCATGCCGACAAATACATACGCAGAGATACAGCCGTTTGAGACAGGGCTAAACATCAATTCTTATCTACTCACTTATGTGGGGAAAGATTGCGAGATGTGGCATTGTCCGAGCCGTAAGCAATTATGGATTAAACCGCACAACGGCGGCGGCATTTTCCTGTATCATTACTTGCCGAGGTATCAGGACGGCAGAGGAGTGTTTACGTCACGGCAGTTTGTTTATGATGTACATGATGTAGTAGATGTAAACAAAAACATTTACGTTGCTTACGGCAATAAAATAGGGGTGCTTGATGACCGCACAGACTTAGATGACGGACAGCAGATAGAAACGTCTATAGTAAGTGGAAATAGACTTGCAATGCGGCTGTTCGTTCTTATCATGAATTACAACTTTGTAACTCATAACCTGATAGACGGCTACGGTAGCGTACAAATATCGGACAAGACTCCGAAGCCTGTAACGTTCGCTAGCAAGTCAACAAGAACATATTACGCTGATGAACGTACCTTTAGTGCTGATGACAAGTTAAACGTTAATGAATACACAAAAGTATATAAGATCGGCGGCGGTGCTAATCGTAACGTACAGTTTAAAATTCATGTGCAAAAGGGAGCTATTTCCTTACGGCAGTTGGATTACACATATGAAGAGGTATAGCCTATGGCATATAAAGAAAAATACGCACTTGATATAACACCGCAAGGCGATACAGTGCGACAAAGTATTAAAAAGAACCGTGATGAAATATTAGAAGTCGCTAGAACGGTCGAATTAAAAAGCGGCGGCGGTGCGACGGGTCTCCGCAATAGATTTCTTAACGGGAAGATAAGCAACGGGGAATATTCCTTTTTGACAGGTGATAACTTAGGCGTAACGCTCGACGGAACGCAAACGCCCGTAATTGTTTCGTTTGCAGACGGGTATAACGAGTTCGGGGCAGTTGATTACGTCGCATCTATTGATAGTAAGGTGAGTGCATGGAGCCTGTTACCGAACAAGACACAGTACATATATGTAGAGCGGACTGGAAGCGGTGCCGTAAGTTATGACAGCACAACCGTAAAGCCGGTACGACAATCAACGCCACCCGATACGGTTTTAAACGCTATGTACTATAACGACATTATGGATATGATGTGCGTATATAACGGTTCACAGTGGGAACGTAAACAGCGTGTACTTATTGCCGAAGTAGTAACGGACGGATCAAGCGTAAAGACTATTAAATATTATCAGCCGAGTATGAACGGAAGCGGCATTGCGACAGGCTCTATTACAAGTACGCAAATTGCTAACGAGGGCATTAAATCCGTAAATGTTGGGAGCGGAGAAGTAAAGACGGTAAACCTTGCTGACAAATCCGTAACCAAAGCAAAGTTAGCAGATGACACGTTAAAGCATATAAACGACGCTGACAACGCTGTTAGAAGTGACTTAACCAATCACAAAGCCGACGCGTCCGCACATAAGCCGATATTTGACGGATTTGTAAAGGCAGCGGCCTATGACAACGGCAAGTTAAAAGTAACTCACGGAAGCGGGGTAATAGACTCCGTAAACATTATTACAAGCAATGCTAACGACACGAATTTATCATTAGGCGTTTCGCTAGGTGCTGTTAATTCGATTATTTCGGCTCTTCATATTAAAGACGGTAATGACGTTGTACAAGCATTGGGGAATACAGGGCTATCGTCTATCGGTATGGAATTTAATACGAGCAATCCCGACTTATGGTATATGAAATTCGGCAAGGCGTTTCACAATTTCACCATACAGGGCGGTAAACGACAGGTTGGGAAACAGGTTGATACACGTAATGACCCTATGATATTTCCTCGCCAAACATTCGCTACTGCCTTTAGTGATAAATGTTTGTGGATGGGATTCACCATTACACCTGTTGCCAATGGAACGTATGGACGCTTTTGGGGGAATTCAGCCGCTTCCGTATTTGCTCGCGAAATGAACAAAACCGATTTCACGTATGAAGTTCATTCTATGCTTGAAGGGATGTTGCTCGAAACGGCAACAATGAAATGGATCGCCGTGGGGGTATAGTCATGAAAACAGACAGCTTACAAGACATGGTAAAAGACTACGAACGGCGAACGGGTGAAAAGGTTTCATTTGATGGCTTTTTCTTTGACGAAGGTAATCACTTCCGAGATGATAACTTTCAATATTTTAACTTCTTCCCTAACGAGGGTTTCATATTCTGGGGGATTAACGAAGAACATGGGGAACGCGTGTTTAGTATTTTACAGACATACGGAAACATGAAAGTAATCGGAAAATTCATTGTAGACGTAATGGACAAGAACAAACTTGATACAATCGTTACGGCTACGGCACGAAAAAGCGTAAATGGATTTGTCAAAAAGTGGGATATGAAACGGCTACCCGCCTATGACTACACTTATTACGGGAAGGATTATAAGGTCCTTATAACGAACAAAGAATGCCTTGAACGCACCTTATAGGAGATAAACATGATATTTAACTTACAGCTTTTCGGCGGCGGCGGTAAAAAATCAAAAGTATCGCACACTGAAGCCCATCTGCCTGAAGCAAGCGTTGAAGAAAAAGGGTTACTTCAAAACCAGTTAAACTGGATTAACGGGGCAAACGCTAGTGCTAATAGGCTTCAAGGTATGGGAGACGGGGCGTTAAATAACGCCGTAACGCCGAATTATCAAGACATGTATAACAATTACTTGGCTGCCAATAACGGCAACCAAAACGCATTGGCGGCACTACAAAATCAAGTATCATCTGCGGGAACAAGAAATCTTGCGGATAATACAAAGTATGCTCAGCAACTTGGAGCGGCAACGGACGGAATGGTAAATAACGCCGACCGTTTAGCCAACGAGTACAACGGAGCGGTACTAAAGAATCAGACCACCATGAATGACATTACTCAAGGCAATATCCCTGAAGCGTACGCAAAGGCACGGCAGACGGCGTTAAACAACGACTTGCAAAGTACCGTTGGCAATGCGTTATCAGGCTTGGCCAGTCGTGGGATTATCAACTCTTCACAGGCTGACAGTGCTATCAATGACATATCCAAAAACGCAACGAACGCACTGGCAGCACAATACACGCAAGATATTAATACGGCGGCTAACCTCAACAATCAAGCTTATACCAACGCTTTGAATGGCATTGGAGCAAAAATGAATTTGTGGGGCAACCAATTCAATAACCAACAGTCTGGAATTATGAATCAGGCGGCGTTAATGAATCAGGGCTACACCAACCAGGTGAACAATGCGGGAACAGCCGCGGGGCTTGTCGGACAGCGCGAAGGATTGGCGGCCGCTCCGATTAGTACAGGCAGCTCGACACAACAGGCGGCAATACAGCCGGCTAAAGATTATTACACCATGGCACAGCTTAACAACTCAGATAATGAGGACTTGTTAAAAGCCTACATGCAAGGACGTTATGGATTAGCCGCACCCGCACAAACAACGGTGCGACAGGGAAGCGGCGGATTTTTAGGGGGATTTATGAGCGGATTTTGTTTTGCGAAAGGCACAGAAATAGCAACAGTTGATGGAAGTAAGCCGATTGAAGAAGTTATTACAGGGGATAAAGTCGTATCCCTTGGAAAAGTGCTTAATGTCATTGCTATGCACGAAATGGGAGAATCTCCGACGGTTCGACTTAATACGGAAGATACAGGCGTGGTTACTACTGCCAGTGAAAAGGTACTTACTAACGACGGATTGAAACTTGTATCTGAAGTTGAAGTTGGTGAGCCTATTATGACGGTACACGGTTGGCAGAAGATCACAAGCAAGGAAGACACAGGCATTACAGAAGCGGTATATGAACTTGAATGTGACGGGGATAACCTGTTTTACGCTAACGGTATCTTAGCTGAAGGGATTAGCCAGGAAGAGTTACAGGCCTTGAATGATGGCGAAAAGAAGAAAGGCAGTAAGAAAGGAGAAGCCTAATGAGTACGATTTATTTACAGGACTTTGAGCCGTGGGCGGCACTTGGTAAGCTTGCGGGAATGTACGCAACTCACAGACTGGGACAGCTGAACGAAAACAACATGGCCAAGGGGCTTAATGATGTTCTTGGCGGTGGTGGGAATGGACAGGTTGCGGACAAAACAGCCGTTGTAGATGACGGCCGTAACGGATTATGGAATCAGTCGTTGCCCGCTTCGCAATTTAACGCGGGGCAGTATATGAGTAATTCCCTTCGTAGTCAAATCGGCAATGGAAGCGGTGGATTATGGGGATTTGGGCAAAGTCAGAACACAACGCCTATTACTCAAGCCGCACAGGCTACACCCGTAACACCTACGCCGACAACGGCACAACCGATACAAAACAGTAACGCCGACACAACGGCGGCACCGGCTGCCTTTTCTTCGACACCTTCGTTTAGTCAGCGTGGCGGGTTATGGGGGTTTGGCCAAACACAACCGCAACAGCCGCAAGGGTATTTGGGCATGGTAACGGGGAATCCGAATTTTTTCGGTAATGCGTCCCGCGAGGTAGATAGCACTGATACGGATAACAAGACGCAACAGGACAAGCCTGGCTATCAAGTTCCGAATAAGAGCGACATCATAAAGGACGCACGGAAGCGGCTAGGGGCTGACGTATTAACACTCGTTAAATCGGGTATGGACTTTAAAACCGCCAAGGGGATCGCCGAGGAACTCTATAATACCGATGTGAACAACGAGTACACTAAACAGGCTAATGCGTTCTCCGATAACGTTCTTGCTCCTATGCGTAATCAAATCATACAGAGCCTTATTTACACCAAAGATAAGGACGGTAATACGGTTGTTGATACGTATAATTCGCAGAAGGTTAAGGGCATAGCGGCCGCCGTTGATAGGTACAATTACTACGCTAATAAAATAGGTGCTGAAAAGATTGACATGAACAACCTTAACAGTATTTATGCGTTGCATGATGATTACAAGTTCCAACAGATGAGTAACGGGCATGTTGCCCGATTCAACATGACTCAAGGCACAATTGACGATGTTGGCAACTACGCAAAATCTAACATGCAACAAGCACAGAACGGCCAAATGTTCGTAATGACCGATGACGGCAAGATACAAAACCTTGGTAACTTCGGCAAGAAAAATATCAAGGTCATGAATGACGGAACCGCTTACATGGTAGGGGCTGACGGCTCAATGAAGTACGTCGGCAAATACGTTGACCCGACGAAAGCGGCAACAGCGAAGGCGGCACAACAGAACGCAGCCGTTAGAAACCTCGTTACATTACATAAGGCATGGCAATCAAGCCACCCTGGAGAAGACGAATCTGAAAGCCCGTATTATGCTAAGATTAGAACGTCTATGGGCTTAGCTAACCCGACGTACTCCGAGGAAGAGCAACAACAAGTTGCTGATAGAATCAATCAGCTGAAAGCGTCAGGGATATCGTCAGCACAGATTAAATCCGAGTTAATCGCAAAGGGTCTTAACAGGTACGCCGACTGGGTGCCTGATGATTAATAGAAGGGCGTTTATAACGTCCCTTCTTGTTTATATATGAAAGGGCATAAAACATGGGAGCGTTTGACAACCTTTTTCCGAACGAACAAGATAGTTTAAATTACACACCGCAAGGGTACTTTGATGATATTGTGGAAAACGGTATCATTCAGCAGCAGTTAGCCCAACAAGCGGCACAGCAAGCACAACAAAGCGGCAGCGGGTCTATTATTGATGGAATCGCCAACAACGTGGAGTATGTAAAAAACGGCATTGCGAACAATGTGGAATACGTGCAAAACGGGTTTGATAATGCCGCAAAGGCAGCCGCTGACCAAGCAGAAACAACGTTAACTAACGTGGGAAATACGATAAAAGACTGGGGAAACAATGTAAAAAACGCCTGGGATAATTACAATTACCAAGTTGGGAACGCCATTGTTAACGCAGCCAACGAAAACGGCGGCGTTGTTCCTATGGTTGTATCCGATGACCCTGAAGCAACTCTTACGCAGTATGGCGGTACAGACTACACCAACGCACGAAGAGACTTATATAACGAAGCTATCGGCAAGCCCGCTGCCAATCTTGCTATCACTCCGTTCATGCCGACACCTGTGCGAGCAGTAGCGGGAATTGCAGCCGCTCCGATGATTGCGGGAGACCTTGCAGAGATTGCAACGCAAAACGCCGAAGCCAAAGCCAACGGAGAAGCACCCGAAGGGATTATGGGGAACCCTGTTATAGCAACGGCAAAACAGTTTGCGATAGACCCGATTATAGACCCTGTAACACGTGCAGTAAGTGACCCGTCGGGATTTATTGGTAATATCGTTGATAACCCTACTAATCTTTGGAGCGATGTATTTTTACCTGTAGAGTTAACTAAAGGGGCAGTACCCAAAGGGGTAAAAGATGGCGTTTATAATAAAGTCTCCGATGTAATCCCCGAACGAGTTGGGGAAATTAAAGAAAAGATAGGCGAAGCGGCAGAGAACGCACGTAATAAAGCGGCGGGAGCATTTGACGATATCGGCAGAAACGAAATCAAAAGCGAAACGCCTGAACTTGCAGCCGCATACGAACCGCAAGGCATGTTTGAAGGTGTTATCCCTGAAGAAGCCGTTAGCGATTATGTATCACCCGAACGCCCTGAAGGTGGATACGAAGAAACGGGAAATCTTCAGAACGATATTTACAACCGTTACCGTGCGGCGGGATTTACAGACGTGGAAGCGGCAGCCCTCACGGGGAACATAGGGGCAGAAAGCAGCTTTGACACGGGTGCCGTAAGTTACGACGGAAACGGATCCGTTGGATTAGTACAATTCACCGGACCGAGAAAGACGGCACTAGAAAACTTTGCGGCAGAACGCGGCCTTGACATAAACGACTGGAGAACGCAAATAGACTTCTCCATTTACGAGTTAACGCAAGGCGAAGAAACAAAAGCATTAGAAGCAATGCGGGCGAATCCGGACGCAACACCTGAAGAAATGGCGGTTATCGTTCGCGAAAGATATGAACGTCCTGACCCTGCTGTAGCTAACGACGCAGAACGCCAACGAGTTGCCCGCCAAACGTTTGATGGCAATTATGGGGATTATAAGAGTACGCCGAGAAATGGAGTATCTGAAAACGGGGAATCCCGTCGAATCCAACAAGCTGAAAAGGAAATTCCGCATGAAATCGTTGAAAGCGACAAAAACAATTCTCAAATAAGCGGAGATAAAGAAAATTTAAATATTTCGGCAAAAAGCGACCTCGTAGAATCAGATTTAAACCGTGCTAAAGATGACTTGAATGTGAATACTAGCACCGATGATACAAACGGCGTTAGAAGTGAAAATAAGGCGGTTTTTGACGATTTAGCCGAAAACAACGCAAAAAAAGAGGCGATAAGTCAAAATATTGACATAACGCCTGATAATTTAATCAAAAAACTTGAAGAGTCAGAAACTGTAAACAATACTTTTGCCGAATATAGTCGTAATGAATTTGAAAAATACCGAGGTAAGTCTCAAGAAGAATTAAAAGACCTTATGAGGGAAAGCCTGGGGGAATACCGTAATGGGTTAGTCGATCCGTTAGGCAATAAAGTATGGCTTGATTACGGAAAAAATAAAGAAAATATAGACGGCATGATAAAACACTTTGGGGCGGGGTATGGAAAAGAAAACATACATGCCAAACGAGCATTTGGGGCAAGATTATTAGGGGAAACGGTAACCAATCCTGATTTTATATTAAGTACAACCGTTAAAAAAGGAGAGACGTTAATTCCTAGACATGTTTACCTGAAATACTGGAAAGGAAATGACAATATAGGTCATTTCATAGCCGTAGAAAAAGCGGGAAACGAAAAAGGGAAAGTTGTAACTTCGGCCGTTGGTTCAGATAAGTTAAAAGATAAAGCGGGAGCATTTCGGGCTTATAAAGGGCAAATAAAAAAGGCTGACGCAATAGAATACGTCAACCCTAATATTTCTCAAGAATTAAAATTAGTGAGTCCGACCGAGTATCCGCGCCCCACGTCCCGAGACGATACTGTATCGGTGGATACTCACCACAGTACCACGGGCAACTTTAGTTTACTTGACGAAAACGAAAAAGTCAATAACAAGGACTTGGCTTATTCTGGACACGGCGAAGAACCTACAAGGGAAGGCGTTGAGCGACTTGGGCGGCCTGTTACACGACGGGAAATTATTAATACCGTTAACGACCTGTTTGACCAACGTGTAAAATCGGGACGGCTTGGCAAGAGCAAAGATGTTCTTGGGTGGTATAACCGCATGACGGAAGTAATCCGTACTCGTAATTTTGGCGATATAAATACGCTTATGCATGAGCTTGGTCACCATGTAGACCATAAGAACGGATTCAGCATTGACCCGAAGTTTAATACCGAATTTTCCAAGGTTGTACATGAACGCTTCGGCAAGGTGTATGACAAATTAGGCGATGAAGGTATCCGCAAAGAAGGGTACGCCGAGTTTTTCCATGACTATGTAAGCGATAGAAACAAAGCAAAAGCCGACTTCCCGACGTTTTACGACCACTTCACGGAACGACTGGCGAAGGACAAGGAATTAAACGGAGCGATTAACAAGCTATCCAAGGTTACGCATGAATGGTTTAAGCAAGCACCCGAAGAACGAGTAAAGGGGTCTATTTCGTTCGATGATGGGAAATTGTCTACAAGAATTAAAGACATTTCCGACAACGGCGGGTTTAAAGAAAAGCTTTCTGACTTAGGGCATAGCTTATATACGCATACCGTTGACGAGTTGCACCCGTTCGAACAATTAATGAAGGAAGTAAATAAACAAATCGGAAAGGAAATCCCCTTTGAAAACGACGTATATAAACAGGCGTGGTTATTCAGAGGTGCGACGGGCAAGGCTCAAGCCCTTGTTGAATTTGGCGATAAGGCGGCGGGGGTTAAAGGGCTTAAAGCTATACTAGAGCCTATTGGGATTAAAGAACGTAAAAACTTTAGTGCTTACCTTGTGGCCAAGCATGATTTAGACTTCCATGCGAACGGGCAAAAGGCTACATTCTCTAAAGCTGAAGACGTGGCAACCTTGCGAAAGTTCGAAAAGAACGAAACGTTTAAAAAGGCCGCCGATGAATTACAGAAATACCAACAGCACTTATTACAACAGCTTGTAAAATCAGGCATGTTAAAGCCTGAAATATACGCCGAACTTGTTAAAAAGTATCCGAATTACGTGCCGTTCTTCCGTGACTTTAAAGCAGAAAGCATGGACGGATTCCTTGCAAGTAGCAAGGGCTTTATTAACGTAGCAAGTCCTATTAAGAGATTCAAAGGGTCAACACGGGATATTATTGATCCGCTACAAAGCATTTTGCGTAATACATACCAGTTTACAAATGCTATTGAACGCAATAAAGTAGCTCAAAACTTTGCAAAACTTGCCGATATTCACGGCATGGGGCGTATCGTTGAACAGGTTAAAGAGGGTTCGGCAAGGGCAACGGACAATACTTTTACGGTATGGCAACGTGGCCAAAAGGTAGTATACGAAACAACTCCCGAACTAAAAGCGGCGTTAGAAATGAGCGATAAAAACGCAAGTAACTTGCTTGTAAGAATCATGCAAACTCCCGCTAGTTGGTTAAGAGCAGGGGCAACGTCTACGACAGGGTTCGCATTAGCTAACCTTGTGCGAGATAACGTAAGTGCCGCAATCTTCTCTAAGCATGGGTATTTGCCTGTATTTGATACGCTTAAAGGCGTTTCACAATTCATTAAGAAAGGCGAATTGTATCAAGAATACTTGCGTTCCGGTGCTTCTGGTGCGGCTATGGTTTCTCTTGACCGTGATTATATGGGCGGCCAAATACGTGAAATCCTTAGAAAGGAACCGACATGGCAGAAAGTTGTAAAGAACCCTATAGAAGTAATGCGGGCAATCTCCGAAGCGTCTGAAATAAGTACGCGTCTTGCCGAATACGACAATGCTCGAAAAGGGTATACAGGTCTTGCCAATAGGCTTTTTGGTAGTGAACGTAAATCACTTACACCGCAACAAGCAGCGCTTGAGGCCCGTGATATTACAATCGACTTTAGCCGTATAGGGAAGAACACCAAGACAGCTAATAGGATTGTGGCGTTCTTTAACGCCGCCGTTCAGGGTGCTGACAAGCTCCGCAGAGTGTGGAAGGAAGACCCTGTAGGGGCTTCTATTCGTGCTACTTTGTTTGTAACTATTCCTACCGTTGCATTGTGGCAACTCAATAAGGATAACCCTGAATATCAGGAGCTGCCGCAATATGTCAAGGATACGTATTGGATTCTTCCGAGCGGTGACCACTTAATCAAGATTCCTAAGCCGTTTGAATTGGGAGTATTGTACGGAACAAGCGTTGAACGTATGCTTCAGTGGATGGACGATAAGGAACACGGACGAAAGGGAATAGGCTTTAAAGGGTACGGCGAACGAGTGGCCGACGTACTTACGCCGAGTGTTATGCCTACGGCATTTATTCCCATTGCAGAATGGGCGGCAAATTACTCATTCTGGCGGCAGAAGAGTATAGTACCGCAAGCACAGCAAGACCTTCCCGACGCATTACAGTACGGTCAAAATACGTCAGCAGTAGCGAAGGGAATAGGGTCACTATTTAATGTATCTCCGTATAAGGTTGATAATACAATTAGAGGATACGGCGGTAACCTTGCGACGCTTGGACTTACGGCTATAGACGCGGCCACAGGTGAAACCGCCAATAGACCCGCAAAACGTTGGTACGAAATGCCTGAAATTAATAAGTTTACGGCAACTCCGTATCAAGGCAGTAACAGCGTACAACGGGTATACGATGACTTCGACGCACAGAACAAACTGTTCAATGAAGCGAAGATAACCAAGCAAAAACCTGAAGACTTTGATGTACGCCAATTTGGAAAACTCAAAGAAGCAAGGGAACAGCTTACGAAGTTATCAAGAGCAAGTAAGGCGATTATGAACAATGAGAACATAAGCGGCGAGCAAAAGCGAGAACAGTTAGATCGCTTTAACGTTCTCAAAGCCAATATTGCCCGTAGAGTATACGGGTACGACAGAGTTAAATAGGGGACGCGACAAGCGTCCCTTTTATTATGCAAAGGAGAGGGCAAATGAATTTTATCTTCGATACACTTTCGCACACATGGGAAACGCTTACGACTAATTTTATTTTGAAGGCTGCATTGAGTGCTGCGGGCGGCCTTGCCTTGTGGCTTATCGGTATTCGTCATGTGCAAATACTTGGGATTTTTATTATCCTTGTATTCGTTGATTTATTCACCAAATGGGCAGCAATTGCCTATCAAATGCTAATTGATGAGTATCAGTATAATCCTGAAGAAATTGCAGTATGGGAAAAATATAGAGCCATACCCATAGCGTTTGAAAAAAAGCTTATTTCAAGCCGATACATGCGAAAAGGTTTTGTACAGAAGGTATTATCTTACGTACTGGCAACATTCGCAGCGGTATTACTTGATGAAATGAGCGGACAACGCAAGTTTGCCGTTTCTCTTGTGTGGTTATACTTGGGTTCTAGCGAGTTTCTTTCAATCCTTGAAAACCTTCGGGACGGCGGCAATGTAATGCTAGGTAAGTTTTTAGATTTGGTCAGAACGAAGATTGAAAACAAGGTAAAGTTTTAGAGAGGAGATTATCATGCGAGGAATTGACGTAAGTGAAAACAACGGATCAGTAGACTGGGGAACAGTAGCCGCAAACGGCTATCAGTTCGCAATTATTCGACTGGGTTACGGAAGAAATACGCTTGATAGTTGCTTTTATGACAACATAAACGGAGCAATTAATGCGGGGCTTAAGGTTGGTGTATACCATTACTCTTACGCTTTAGATGAAGACGCAGCCAATCAAGAAGCGGACTTTGTATTAAACACATTACAAAGTTCTGGGCTTACCCCTGATAAATTACCGCTTGGCGTTTGGTATGACATGGAAGACGCTGATGATTATAAGGCTAATAGGGGTATGCCGAGTAATCAAGAATTAACGAATTTTTGCAGTATTTTCATCAACAAGTTATGGCGTGCCGGGTACGCTAAAACAGGACTATACGCCAATATTGATTGGCTAGAAAACTACTTATATCCTGAACAGCTTGGCGGGTGTGGTTTGTGGGTTGCTCATCTCAACCCATATTGCGGCTATTCTGGGGCTAATATCTGGCAATATACCTTCAGTGAGAATATAGAAGGGAACGAGTTTGACGCTGATATAGTTCTTGATTTCGACGTAGAATAA